GGATTATTAGCCCGGTTGCCGCCTGCAATGCGTTAAAGGTCAGTTCCCCCATTTGGGGCGGGGTGTCGATTAGAATAATATCAAAGTCCCCTTTTATCGGCTCTAACGCCGCCTGCAATCGTTTTGCGCTTGCCGGGGTCGTTTTCTCTGTGGCAAGGTCGGGGCTTGCGGCAATGGCTGCTATCCCCTGTGGCGTTTCCTGTATCAGCTGCGCCGGGTCGGTTCCGTGTAATAGCTGGTAACTGCCGGGGCGGTTTTGGTCTGCGCCAATAAAGAATGAACAATTAGCCTGCGGGTCAAGGTCTATTGCCAATACCTTTTTACCGGCTGCGGCTGCGGCCTGCGCTAATGCGGCTATGGTGCTGCTTTTGCCGGTTCCCCCTTTAATAACTGCGGCTGTTATTATCTGCATCCGCTCTGCCCTCCTGTTCTGCTTTGTATGCTGCCGCCTCTGCCTCCGTTCGGAAATATCGGCTATTCCCGCAATAGTAAAAGTTCTGCCCTCCGTCTACGCTGGTTATCGTCTTTACTATGAACAAATAACCATCTACGGGAAAATGCAGCGGTTCCAGCGTGTAACGGTTGATTGCCTGCATGGTTTCTGCGCCTCCTGTTCCTTTATGTTCTCCTGCACTACTTGTGCAAATTCCTAATTAAGCTATTCAATATTAGTTTGATTAGAAACGCCCTCCCCCGGCTATCCCCTTGCCCGAAAAATCCCCCGTGTATGTAAAAGGCTATACCCTGCCGGTGGGTTAAAAGCCGTGGAGCGGGGCAAGGGTGGGGCGGGGTCATGCCATTGCCGCCGCTATGCCGGTTAGCTGTTCCAGCTGCTGCGGGGTCATGCGGTTAATAAGCTGTTCCAGCTTTGCCCGGTTATCTGCGCCGGTTCCGTGGTAAAGGTTGTAAACCTCCTGCGCTATTGCCCGCTCTGCCTTTTCGGTGCGTTCATCCTCATGCAAATAAATTTCCGTGGTTGCGGGGCTGCTATGCCGCAAATACTTTTGCGCCGTGTAAATGTTGTTTCCGCTTGCCTGCAATGCGGCTTGCGCTGCGCTATGCCTCAAAGAATGGGCGGTTATGCGTTCGCTATCAAATCCGGCCTCTTTCATTGCCTGCTTTAACATCGTGCTAATAGTCGTGGTTGCAATCCTCTTGCCGCCGCTCCTGTTGCCGGTGGAAACGAAAAGCGGGCTTGCGGTTGTGGGGTGGTCTGTCCGGCTCTGTAAATAGTCTTTGATAGCTGCCGCAACTTCCGGGGCTATGGGTTTCTTTTGGTCGGGTTCCGTCCGGCCTTTGCCCCATATATAAAGCCATGTTTGCCCGCCCTTTGTTTCAAGGTCTTTTATATTGGCTCTGCTGATTTCTACGGTTCTAAGCCCTGCATTTACCGCTAAAAGATACATTGAATAAAGCCGCTTGCCCTGTTCGGTGCTGCGCTGCATCCGGCCTGCCGTGTCTTTTTGCGCCTCCTGTGCGGCCTGCTGCCGTTCCTGCGCCCGCTCCGCTATGCTTTCCTCTATGGTCAAAACCTCTTTAGCGTTCAAGTATGCTTTGCGGTGCGTTTCGTTCTTTACCTTTGGGGCGTGAATGTTCGCCGCAATATCCGGGTAAAGGTTGTTTGCAGCTGTCCAGCGGAAAAATTGGCAAACGCTGCGCAAATACTGCGCTACGGTGTTAGGCTTGCATACTATCTTTAACGTGTTGCCGGTTGCATCCGTTCTGTATGTCCAGCCGTTCACGCTGCCGGGGTCAAGTGCTATTGCCTCATGCTCTGCGGTCAGCCATTGCCGATAGGAAATAATATCTTGTCTAATCGGGTTCACTACTGCCGCATATTTCAGCCATGCCATAAATTGCCGCAAATTGGTTAGATAACTGCGGGTTGTCTTTTCGCTGCGGTCTATCCATGCTACAAAGTCATTAAATAGCCCGGTGTTAAACTGCTGCGCCGGTGCTATCTCCTGCCGGTTGTAAACTGTGATTGCCTCCATTGCTGCGCCCTCCTGTTCGGTCTTTGTCCTTTTCCTTTTCCTATTATAACCGATTGGAGCGGGATTTTTAATAGCCTGTTGCACTTCTTGTGTAAATTATTTTCGGCTATGGTTTCTGCATCTTTTGTGCCAATAAAAAAGAGGCTTGCCCGGTGTTCGGGTTCGCCTCCTGCCGCTGCTGCGGGTCTGTTTTAGCGGGTCAGTAAAAACCACGCCGCATTGGTCAGCACTAAAACCGCCGCCAATACTCCGCATAATATCTGCATCCGCTTTATATTGCGCTCTGCCCTTGCCTGTTCGCTTTCAAATACGATAAAAGGCACATCCGGGGCTTTCCGTTCGTTCTCCATGTTGTTTCACCTCCTGCAATGCCCCTGTGGGGCGTTCTGTGGCCTTTTCTCCCGTTAATGGGTAAATTATCGCCCTGCGGCTAAATCCGCAAAATACGCCGTATTTCTGCCCGTTCCTCCGGGGTTATATCATCACATTGCAGCGCATAATAAAGCACATCCCTAATTTGATTATCGGTCATGCCTGCTATCGTTTCACGGAATAGGCCGTTATACATCCGCTTATAGCCCCGCAATAGCCCGGTTTCTGCTGCTAAATACTCCTGCATTGCCCGCCGCATTGCCTTTGCTCTGCTAAACTGCTTTTGCAGCGGGGTTAAATCGTTAAGAGTCAAAGTCAAACGGGCCTTTGCCCTCGTTCCGGCTTTGGTATTCGTCATGGGTCAGCCGCTCCGCAAATTTGCCCGCATTGTTTAGGATAGTTTGCGCCGCCTGCAATCTAACTGCCGGGTTATTATCTTTATCGGTCATTATCTCCGCTACGGCATCAATAGCCGCCGATAGCTTTTCATTTATGGTAAATACGGCCTTGCGGATAATATCGTTTTTGGCCTCCATGTATTCGGCTCTAAATTCCCGGTCGTTCATGCGGTCGTAAATCGTGCGGGGCGTGGTTCCAGCTGCCGCCGCTGCATCCTTTATAGTTCCATGCTGCAATAATGCCGCTATGATTTCCTCGTTGCTAATGGCTTTAGTGTTCGTCTTTGCCATCCGTTGCACCTCCCTTTAGTTCTAAAAAATCCTCTAAAGATAATGCTATCATCCATTGCCGCCGGTTCTGCCGGAATATAACAACGGGTTTCCCGTCCTGCATCCGTTCGGCATCCGCTGCGGCCTGTTCATACCATTTATTTATTTCTAACCGTTCATGCCGTTTGCACTCTATATGCAAGCCGCTAATGCCGGTTATATCGGCCTCTTTGCCATAATTCAGCGGTGCGCCGGGTTGGGCATCTGTAAAGCCCTTTTCTTGCAAATACCGGGCAAGTTCTATTTCTCCCCTGCGGCCTTTGGCCTGTGCGCTGCGCCCGCTCATACCGGCAAATTCTCCATTGTTTTTATACACGCCTGCCGGGTCTTGTGTATCTCTCCCGCCCGGTGCAATAGGCTTTTGCAATACCGCTGCATTTCCTCTTGATTAGCCGCTAAGAAATAGCCGGGGTTGCTGCCGGTGCTTGCGCAAATGGGCCTGCCTGCCCTGCGCTCCCGCTCTATGGCTGCGGTCAAATCCCTTGCGGTTATATTCAATAGCTTGCAAATCTCTTTGCCGGTTCGGGCGTTCTCTGCGCCCTCTGATAAGATTTCAAATATCAATGCTGCTGCGCCTCCGTGGTTACTCTGCGGGCATTGGAGCGGGTTTAATTGCCGGTTCCTGCTCCGCTGCCTCTGCCGCTTTTTTCGTCCAATATCTTTCCTGCTGCGCCTTTACTTTTTCGGGGTTCTGCTTTGCCCATTTTCTTTTATAGGCTCTGCGGGCTGCTTTGGCCTGTTCGTTCATTCTGCATCCCTCCTGCACTTCTTGTGCGGTCTGATTTCGTCTAAACTTCTTGCACATATTATAGCATAAAGGCAAGGAAAAGTAAAGGAATAGCCCGTATTTACAAGGGGTTTCCAAAAATTAGCCCGCTTTCGCAATATATTTTTTTTAAGATACCCCGCCGGTGGGCGGCTGCGCTGGTTTTGGCTCTGATAGGGGGGATAAAAAAGCGGGTCAGCCGTTCAAGCTGCCCGCCCCTGTTCAAGTTAATATTTCCTCTTGTGGTTCTAATGCGTTCACGGCCTGCAATGCCTCTTGCAATGCCTTTTCTATTCGTCTATATCCGTTTAGGTTTCGTGTCAGCTGCCGCCGCAACTTGTCGTTATAGTCGGTCTGCATCTGTTCCAGCCGGTGCGCCGCTATCGCTGCATTATCCGTTAAAAATGATTGCTGCGCTAAATCCGCATAGACTTTATCAAGGGTCTGTTTTCCGGCCTCCGTCCATTGTTCATCATGGGTTAAAATGCCGATTGCCCGCAATGCCGTATAAAGAATAGTTTCCGGGGCGTTGCCCTGTTCCAGCTGTTGCAATATGCTTGCCTTTAGCCCCTCTACGGTTTCCCGCTCCTGCATTTGCTCCCGATAGCTGCGGGCGGTTTCCTCTATGGCCTGCCGCTCCCGCTCCGGCTCCTGCATCGGGTTTTGTGCTGCATACTCCGCTAAACTCTTGCCCATACTGCCGCCCCTTTACAGTTTGCGCCCCGCTTTGGGCGTTGTGGCTGTGGTCGGTGTAAAGTCCAATTCTGCGCCGCTGCACTCCGTGAAAAGGTCGTTAGCCGGGTAGTAATTGAAATAGCAAGAATAGTTAGCTATGCCGTATCGGTTTTTCAAACATGATAACTCTATCTTGCGTGGGTCTGCGGCTTTGGCCTCTTTGATTTTCTCCCGCCGCTCTTTTATGTTGTTCTGCTTGTCAAATATCGGGTCATTAAGGCATTGCAGCTGCAAGCCCCATATAACATCCGCTGTAAATTCAATGCCGCCGCTTTCCTTTAGGCTTTCAAAATCAATCGGGGTCAGATAATTTGCCCGGTTCACGCTGCTAATAATAATCACGGTCAAATCAAGTTCCCGGCTAATGCGCTTTAGTTCGGTAACGGTGGTATCTACTGTTTCTTTGGTGGTCTGCCGCTTGTTATCGTCTGCGGGCTGCAATATCTGCAAATAGTCGATAACGCAAATAGGCCGGGTTCCGTTCCGTTTCACATACTGCCGGATATAATCGCCAATAAAGGAAATATTGCAAGCAAAATTGCCCTCTACAATGCTAATGCGGTCTGCTACTGCCTCTTTGTATTCCTGCGCCGCATCCAGCACTTGCCGGGGCAAATACCCCTTGCGGATTGATAGACTTGTTACGGCCTTTTCTCTGTCCTTTTGGGCGGTTCTGCGGGCAAGGCTCTTGCTAACCAATTCAAGCCGGGATTGTTCCAGCGAAAAGAAAATAACATCGTTCCCGGCCTCTGCTAATTGGTCGGATAGTTGCAGCGCAAAACTTGTTTTGCCTAAAGAGGAAATAGCCGCTAAAACATAAAGCCCGGAATATAACCCGCCTGCCTGCGCATCAAGGTTAGAAAAGCCGGTTTTCTTGTCGTTCTTAAACCGTTCTATTTCGCCGGTCATTAGCGCATCAATATAATAGGCCGTGTTATCCGGCTTTGCTGCGGTCTGCCTCTGCGCCTGCGCTATGGCCTTTGTAAACGCCTCTTTATCCCCGGTCAATGCCTCGTTAGGGTCTTTGTACCCTGCGCAAATATTGGCGGTTATATGGGAAATATTAAGCCGCTGCAAGCCTGCATTTAGCGTTGCCGTGGCCTTTTGCCCCCGTTCGTCATTATCAAGGCACAAAATCAAGGTTGCCGCCGTTCTGCGCTGTTCCAGCTGTTTTATTAAAGCCTCCGCATTTGCTGCGCTGTTCAAGGCTATTGCAGCTGCGCCCGCCTCTATAACCGATAAAGCATCAAATGCGCCCTCTGTTACAAAGACTTCTTGCACATCCTGCGCATACAATACACGGGCATTAAAGATTGCCGGGGTGCTGCCTTTGGGGTTCAGCTTTGCAAAGTCCTTTACTCCGTCTATCCTGCGCCCGATATAATGCGCCCTGCTGGTTGGAATAATAAGCCGTGGGCAAGGGTGGTTAGATTGCGCCGGGTCTGCCTGCGGGTCAAATCCTAACCAATACGCCGCCGCCGTTTCCGGGCTAATGCCCCTGCTTTGCAAATATGCTGCCGCTGCGGGGTCGTTTAGCCTCTGCCTGCACTCTTGATAATATGCCGTATAATCTGCCGTGGCCTCTGTGGGCGTTTCTGCGCCGTTCTGTGGGCTTTTCGCATCGTCTAAGGGTTTTATATTGCCTTGCCCCGTTTCGTGGCTCTGTGGGCGTTCTACGGGGTCATTTTTTGGAGCGGGCGCAAAATCTGCCGCCGCCGTGGGTCGGTATGGGTCGATTGTTACGCCGATTTCATCAGCCAATAAAGATAAGGCCGTGTTATAGTCTGCGCCGGTCTGTTCCCGGTATAGGTCGATAACATCCCCGCTGCGGTTGCAGCTGTGGCAAGTCCATGTATTAGTATCATAAACTTTCAATGCCCCGGTTCCGTGGCTCCCGGTTCCGCTCCCGCAAAACGGGCAACAATATAGCCCGCTCTTTGATTTCGTCAAATAGTCTTTGCAGCTAATCCGGCTGCGGATTTCCTGCCTTGCGGTTTCTCTGTCCATTAAAAATAAATCCTCCTGCCCTGCGGGCTTTGTATTGCATCCGCTCCGGCATCGTGCTAAACTGCAAATGCCGTTTGCGCTGCGCCTAATAGTGTAACGGTTCGGGCGGGTTCCCCCTCTTGCCGGTTGGGGTTCCCGTCCTTTTTTTATTTACTCCCCCGGTTCCGTCTGCGGATTTCGGCGGTTTTCGGCATCCCCTCCCCCCTCTGCCGCAATTTGGCTGCGCCTCTTTTTTAGGGTGTCGGAAATGTCGGGATTGCTCCCCCCGGTCGGGTCTATCGCCCATTTGAATTTAGCGTAAATTTGCGTGGCGTTCCCCGGCGGTGTCCGCTTTGGGTTCCCGTGGAGATTTCGCCCGCCCCTCCGGGGTCAGCCGGTAAAGGAAATAGCCCTTGCCTCATTCGGGATAATAC